AACAAATCTTGCACTATCCGCTACAGGTTCACCAAGACCCAACATAGTTTTGGTTCTCCACCTCCCTGACCATTCTTTTTGAATTTTTCTTCCTTCATCATCCTCTCGGATCATGAGGTTATATTTTTTGTCCCCCCATTTATCTAAAAACTCTAATCGTTTTTGGGTATTTTCGCTAAATAAATCTCGGTTATTGCTTACATGAGTTTTAAGTTTTGTTTTATCATAAGGAAAAAGTAAAAGATTAGTAGATCCCGCTTTAATGGCTTCTTTTTCAGAACCGTGTTTCTTTAAAGTTTCAACATAGTCGGTAACAATTTCTGGATTCTCTTTAAAGATATCGTAATATAATAAAACTTTTTGGCGGTAGTCGTTGGGTAAAGATTCTACATATTGCCGATTAGGAATAAAGGCTGTCCCGGTCCATTTTTCATCTTCTCCTACTTCTATCTTAGAACTAGGAAGCTCCATCTTCTTTATTTTTTCTTGAACTTTTTCATTAATAGACTGGGTGTCTATATTTTTTAAAACCTCATCAACTTTTTTCTTAATCTTTAGATTAAGATCTTCAAGTTCTTTATTTGGAAATGCGTTGGGATCTGCCATTCATCTTATGTTGTCTCCGTGTCCATCGGCAACACAAGACTCACTCCATATTTATTGTTGAAAGCATAAACGTCTGCTTGAGTAGTTATCTGAGCAAAGTCAGCGAAGGCATCCTGGTTATAATAAATTAATTGAACGATCTCATCACTTACTTCGGCAGGGATTGACGCTCTGAATTGTTCATACGGCATTTGAACAGAAGCTTGTTGTCCTTCTGTCACAGTTTCCGTGGCTGTAATGTCCGTAGTCGGGGTCATAATATTTTCCGTTGCTTGTACTTCTTGGACAGGAGCGGCGCCTGTATTCGGAGTACCCATTTGATAACCGACTCTACCCCCTTTAGCTTTAGCTTGAATAAGAATTGCTGAAGCTGCAGTTGTACCTGTCACATCTGCAACAGCTAATTCATTAACGATATCGACAATAGTTTTTTGGTTTTTAGGATTTTTAGCATTCCATTGCTCCATTAGTGTTTGTACATAACTCCTTCCGGTCCCTTGAATTTCAGCTTGATGGGTTTTCCATATATTCTGTTTTGAAGCTTGGATCAATTTTTGGATACTTGGATTCTGTCTAATGATCTGTTTACTTATATTATCAAATTCTACTTCGATAGCTTTTTTATCCGCTGCATAGGTCGCTGAGTTAGGGTCCAGGGCAGCAATGGCTTTATCTGCTCGTTCTCTTTCATTTTTAATCTTCTGTCTAAACTCAAGATTTTCTCCTTCTAATCTTATTTGTGCAAGTTTATTCTCGTGTTCTTCTTCTCTTATAAGAGCCGCTTCGTCAGACTCGAGACCTGATAATTTAGCCAAGTCTCTTTTCTCTTGTCTCTCACTTCTAATTTTGTCTATCATGTTAGCTTGTTCATAACCCATTTCTCCCGTCGTCATGGCTGTTCCATCCGCTTTATAAGGAGCGGCGTAAACACCAAAAGATCTAATAATGTCGTTGATATTTTCATTAGGTTTGGGTTGGAAGATTTGTTCTTTTTCGATATTGATTTCTTCTAAAGTTTTTCCTGCATACCCTCCTGAATGTTGTACCAATCCTCTTCTAGGAGTATCTAAACCTGAAGTGATTCCAGTCCCTTGATGCGAGTAGCTGGGTCCTCCACGCTTGAACATCGGTCTTTTTAAAATTCTATTGTACATAATTATGCAAACCTATCTGGATCTCTTCCATACCCAGACTGACCATGGCCAGTATATTGATATGTAGTTCCTCCACCTTGTGGTATACCTCCAGTCCAACCTCCTAAAGTTGAATACATATTAGCAAAGCCACCAATGCCTTGTACCATTGGGCTTGGTGTAAATTTCTGTGTTGGGGATCCTGGCATTGCTCCTGCAACCGTACCATAAATATTTGCAACATCAGTAATTCTATCCATTGGTAATTGGTATCCTAGTCGTTGAGCTTCTGCCAATTGATTTAATTTTTGTTGTTCTAACGCTTGGTCTTGTGCACCCACGGCTTCTAAAGCCGCAACGCCTTGTGCCTGGAGACCAGGTTCCAGCCCAGTCATTCCTTGTAAATTCGCTAATTGTTGTTGCTGCTGAGTTAAAGCTTGGTTATAGCCTTGACCATAAAGACCGGCTAAAAGTGCAGCTCTGTTTCTGTCAGACTCTGATTGATACTGACCCATCTCAACGCCGTGTCTACCTCCACCAAAAGCTCCAGCCGTAAAGGCTCGATCGGAAATAGCTTGTCTTCCTCTTCCAGCTTGAAGGTCATATTCTTGCATCGTCGTGTCTATGATTTCCTTTTGATAAGGAGACATAAACGCTTGATAGCCTTGAGCAGGATCTAATAATTTTTCAGTTTGAATTTGATCTAAATACGGTTGATAACTTGCAACGCCGGTCCCACCTGTGAAACCTGTAACCATTCCTGTTGCATCTCTTTGAATGGCTCCTAGGCCATACATGTCGGCTAGTCGTTGATGTGCTTTTTGTTGGAAGCCAGTAGGACCTGCCACTTTGGCAGTCATAGCTCCAACATCAATCGGTTTTCCTAGTTGCCCGATACCATATTTAAGAGCACTTTTTCCGTAAGGTTGTAAGACTCCGGATGGTAGTAAACCCATTCCTGATGTATCATAAGGTGTTGCCATTATGCTGTCATCCTTTTAGCTGTAGGTTGTGCTTCTAAATGTTTCATCGTGTTGTACATTCGTTGCGCCCCTTTATTAATACTTCCACCGCCGGCAGCTCTGACTGCATCCGCTGTGAATACAAATTCGTTTTTAGATAATCTTGCTGGAACATCATCTTTTTTTTCATACGCTCCAATAGGAACAAAGCCACCTGTGGTTCTATAATCTTTTTCTAATCCTCCAAGATCCATAATACCTTGTGAACCGTAGGCATATTTAACTCTACCCCCTTTTTTTAACTTGGTAATTCCTCCGGTAGCCATGAATTTGTTTCGTAATCTTTCCACTTCATTTTCAAGATCTCTTAGTTCTTCGGGTAATAAATCTTTTAAAGCTTTTCCAAATAATTTTCGTGCGAGATCCTCACGGCCATCGTCACCCCAATCCACACCTGAATAACCTCCTGGATGAACGACACGTCCTCTTCGATACCCAATCCTTCCGCCTTCAGCGTTGCCTTTCATCATTGCTTTCATCCATCCGTCTGCAAATTCTTCTAAGGATAAAGTACCGCCTTGGGCTTGATAAGTTCTCCAAGCGTCCATTAAAGCTTTCTCATAATTTCCACCTGCATCATACCCAATCCTTCCGCCTTTAGCGGCTTGCATAATTCCTTCTGCACGAGGTGCTTGGGCACCCATATCATCAAACATTTGCATAATGATTTTATGAATCGCATCGTCACTATGCCCTAAACCATGTAAACGATCATAATGTTCTTCATAAAGAGATTCTAGGATTCGATCATTAACTTCGTGTGAAGCTGTTTGGGTACCTTGCTCAACATCGAGTGAGCCTTTAATCATATCTCTCCAACCCCCATGATTGAAAAAGATTTCAAAATTAAAATCAAAAATAGATTTATCAGGAGTACTCATTTGGTCCCAGATCAGTTTAGCATTAGCTCTGTCACCTCTGCCGGTGTTATAAAAAACTTGTTCTCCAATACTAATTCCTTCTTCTCGTGGATCGAATGGAGGGTTCATTTCAAATTCGGTTTGAAAATCATCGGGGTTTGGTCCATAAGCATATCTCTTTCTTTGTTTATTCGGGATGGACATGAGTCCACCTTTAGCTGCTACGGCTGTAAAATCTGTAACATCGGCTTTAGTAGTTGGAACATTAGTTACCGGCATAGGAGTCAGTCCTATGTCAATAGCAGCTTGAGCTTCTTGACCAGCTGCTTCGGCTTCTCTCATATAATCTTCATAAGCAGCTTCTTGTAGCTCGCCTTTTCTTTTTGCGTCTTGGTAATCTAAATATGCTTTACTAGCTGAAGTTCCAATCTTGATGAGTTCTTTATATTTATCCGCTTTGTCAGCTACCCAATCAACAATTTTCATTATACTCATAAATCTATTTCCTTAATGATGTGTGATTATATATTAAAATCGCAGGGATTATACCTGAAAGCTTTAGTTTACTTGTTTTTTTTGTCATCGTCAATATCATCTTATAGTTTGCTATCTGTACCTAGTTTAATTTGCGCGACTTTTATATGGACATCTCTTCGAATATGCTCTCTTTGAGTCGCCGTTTCAGGATTATCAACATCATCGTCTGCTTCTTTGTCAGACATGTATTCTTGGCCTGTTTCGGTGTTTGTTAAGGTTACTTCAACTTCGGGCTTGATATAACGGACTTTTTTACCATCCACGATTTGATATTCATCTGAAGCTTCTTGTTCTATAAAGGGCATATTTCTCCTACGATCTGCTCGTTTGTAATACAGATGCTGTCATTTTTATAACATTTCCTGTGGCACATTGCATCTTAATTTTATCTCCGGCCTCTAGGATCATGAGGTTATTAAAAGTTAATAAATCCACGCTATCACTAGCCACCACTGTGCTCGTATCAAATTCATAATCCGTAGTTGAAGAAGCATCATAGACTTTGGTAGAGACCGATAAGTTACTTCCATGGGTATTATAAATTCGAATCGTTTTTACAATCGTGGTTGTCTCACTAGGGGATTCATACATGTCATCATAAGACCCTGCGGAGGTAATTTTAGCCTGGATATTTTTATATACGTTTGCCATTATGAGAAAAACAAATTTAACCTTTCCGAATCATCTTTTTCAGGTTGTTGATAGGTAGAATTGAGTTGTTCAATGACTGAAGCAATGGCTCTATTAATTTGACGTTGATTGTCTTCGGTATATTCTTTTCGAGGTTCGGGTAATCGTACGACTATTTTCGACATTATCTTCTCCCATCCGCTTGGACATCAACTTGGAAAGTTCCATATCTCCAGTCTTCTCCAGAGCTTTCATTTTCTATTTTAATGCTAGCATATCGTCCTCTAGCTCGTGTATTAAATTTAGTAGAGGTGGATAGAACACTAAATGGACTCAACGTACTATCGGTTGAAGAGCTGGAAGGGTAATCTTTTAAACCTACCGTGACCTTAGCGGTTCCTGTTAATGTTTTAAAATCAGGAATAAATCTTCTCATCGCTAAGAAATATTCACCGGTTCCTTTATCAGTTTGAATAGCAAAATCAAACGATTGTAAGGAAGAAGTTAAAGCGGTCGTGGATGCATCGGGATTAACTTGATCGGTTCCTGTTTCTTGTTGAAAGAAGACAGTTTGTCCTAATCCTGTTTCCCCAATGATACTTGGAAAAGTTCCGGTAGCCGAACTGTTAAATTGAGTGGCATAAGGTTTTGGATAAACAATAGAGTCAATCCATGTTGTTCTAATAGCATTAGTATTGATTCCTGTATACCAGACTCCGGTAGGAAGTTGAGTTTTTTCTCCGTAATTAAAGACCACATAACGATCATTATAAGTTGCACCTTGCGTGGGATAGTACCAAATCACTTCAGTAAATAAGTTATTGATTCCTGCAGCGACTTGTTGTCCTTTAGTGGTATCAAAATCTCCATAAATATAGTCTTCTACAGAACAAGAAAGAGAATTAACGGTACCATCAAAAGAGAAGAAACCATTATTTCCCATCCAATAAGCGACCCCATCAATTTCACAGCAGGCGTTTTGGCCTATCAATCCACAGTTGGTTCCAACTTGTTCAAAACCAAAAGTGAATGGAGCCCCTACAAATTTCATTGAGTAAAGAGCATTATCGGTCCAAACCAATATGTTTTCTTTTCCTTTAATAGCTCCCATAATTTTTGTACCATCTTGAAGTCTTTGGGTACCGGCACTGTTATCTGCAGTAGGAGCAAAGGTGTTTAAAGTTTCTTGATCCGAGAATCTAATAAACATATCATCTTGTGTAGAACTGGTTCCAATGGTTGTTTCAGTTCCTAATTGAATTAAGTGACGTGTTGTAGGGGAAACTAAAGAAAGTCTACTCGCGGTAGGATTTCCAGTGGTTCCGCTAATATTAGTTTCATAACTTGTCGTTAGGGTTGAAGCCCTATTCGTAAATCTTGCCGATCCTTCAATCGCTGAATTCCATGTATAAGTTTTTCCATTAGCAATGGTAGCGACTAGAACAGAACCCCAGTTACTTAGAGACCAGAGACCTGGTTCTAGTGTAACGTCTGAAGCATTAACGGCATTCCCCCATTGAGTATAGTTCGTTGCATCATAAACGGTTGCACCATCACTATGAGCACTTCCCGTTGTCCCTGAGACAGCGGTTCCATAAGCTCCTCTGGTAATCGTTGTTAAATCATTAGATGAAATAGCAGTGTATTTAATTAATTCACTATCCACTAAAATAGTTCCATTCGTAGAAGTAAATCCACTTGTTGAATCTAAAGTAATACTCGTTCCTGATCCCCCTGTACCCGCAGTATCTGCGAGTAAAGCTCCATCTAAAGTATCAGTTTGAACTCCGGTAATCGTTCCTCCAAAATTTCCCACCCCAAAACCATAACCATAAGTTTGAGCCGCTGGACCTACCGTTGCATAAGGTTGAACTTTCATACTTCCTCCCGTTGCAACAACAGCTGAAGCTTGATTTAAAGAGTTAATCGTAAAGGTAACATTACTGGGAACTGATAAAACTTGAAATTTTTTATCTTCAAAATCAGTGGCATTTAAACCTGTGCCTCCAGGTAGGGTAACACTATCCAAAACAATAATGTCTCCTATTTCTAAACTATGGCTGGACCCTGTGGTAATAGTACATTGTTTAGTTGTTGTACTGTTGGTGGCTAATGTTGAACCTGTAAATTCGGTTTGAGCCCCAGCATTATTCGAACGCCAAGGAGTGATATCGTAAAGTGTTCCTTCAAAATATATAAGTAAAAATTTATCCGTACCAATAGCTACGTATTTGTTTCCATCGGTATCTACAAACGCATGTTGCTTTCGTGCAACCCCTACAATGGTATCCGTTAATAAAGAAGACCAGCCTCCTACTTTTTCAGGTAGGCCATATCTCCATCTCACATTATCGGAATCTATCCAGCGATCGGTTGCCCCTACAGCAGTGTCTTGCTTATCGACACCCGGTTGAAATTTCATTTCAAAAAGAGCCATATATTTAGCTCCTATGAAGTATAATTAGTCTTGTATACCCACCCTCGAGTAGCATCCACATAGACTAATGTCAGGGATTGACCATTATTGCTTAAAGTTAAATTAGAGGTTCCACCATTAATTTTTAAGCCATTTCTATCTACGGTGAGGTTGTTGGATTGAAAAGTACCATATGAATCCGTAATTGTTACCTCATCCCCTGTAGAAGCAGCTGAAGGTAAAGTAACGGTAATAGTTGAGGTAGTCGTGTTTGCTAAAATCTGTGCACCTGCAACAGTAGTATACGGACTATTAGAATTAGTAATGGATGCATATCCTTTTTCTAGAATAGTCACCACTGTTTCTGAACCATTAGATTTACATAAAACAGTTGCACCTGGAGGAATAGGTTGTTCCGTTCCAGAAGCGGTTAAAACTCCTAAAGTTCGATTAGAAGTTCCTCTAACCGTATCATCTTTCATAACCCAGACTCTTTTTGCAGTACCTGGCATGGTAATAGTTCGGTTAGCTGCTAACGTACCATAAAGTCGGTAGTATATGTTTTTGCCGGTAGAAGTTGATCCATCGGTTAAGACAAGAGTAGAGCTGCCTGCAGATAAGTCTACCTCTAAAACTCCCGTTGAAGTTTGTTCATTAATTTGTAAATTTGTATTAGTAATTGTCCCCCATAACCCAGCTTTTTCGCCAGTTGTTATAAGCTCTAATCCTGAATTTGTTGAATAAGTTGATGCCATAATATTAACTTGTAGGGTCTATTGGTGTCCATGTCATTGTAGCCCCTGGTATAATTTCACTCCATGTTATAGCTTGTGCAGTTCCTGTAGCAAGCGTAAATGTGCTACCTGTCGGATCTACATTTGCGTCACCAGTTATAGTAACAGTTCCTGAAGAAATTACAACCTGATTTCCATTAACGGCAACTGTGGCCCCAGCCGTCACGGTTACATTTCCTGTACCTAATGTGACTTGAGATCCCGTAGGGCTGAGATTTGCATCTCCCGTGATCGTAACGGAGCCAAAACCTAAAGTAAGAGGAACGGGTGTAGGTATTTCTACAATAGAATCTGCTGTAATTCCAGGATTTCCAATATTAATAGTTAAAGCATTTGCTGTAGCTGTGATTGTGACATTATTCTCCGGTCCCGCCGAAGAAATAGGGTATTCTGCAAATGCGCCAAAACCTAATAACATAAAATATAATCCTTTAAAGGGAGCAGTGGGTATGTGGTGGAGTCACTGCTCCCATCAAAGAATTATATCATCGTTTAAACCAAGAGGGAAGACCTAAATGCTGTCTTTTATCAAATTCATTTTCTTTAGCTTTTTGAGATCCAGTTTTATTATAATGTAAAAACACTTGAGCACAATCCTTTCCTTCAAAAGCTTCTCTCCAATGCTCTAATTCACATCCTGAATAAATAAGCATATCCCCAGGTTTTAAATCAACCTTAATCCCTTTAGCATTGCTTTCTACCGTTATCTTTTTGCCATCAGGGATCCCAACATTTTCATTTGGGCTTAAATATATCGGCCATTTATCTCCACCCAGATTTAGAGTGGTAGATATTTCACAACTAAATCTATCTTTATGTCTTTTTAAAACATCTCCTTTTTTATAAATTCTTGCATAAGAATAAGTTGGAGTTAATTTTAATCCGGTGTGTTTTTCCATTGCTGGCTGCACCCAAGTTAACAGAGTTTCCATCGCTATATCGGCATAATGAGAATAGGTTTCAGGAACTTGCTGATCATTCCAAACTCCCCACTCTTCCGTAAATTGAGAAATATATCTGTCATCAAAAAATCTTCGTGCTACCTTTCTTTTTAACATAAAGTATTGAAATACAAATTTAGCTAATTGTGGACTAATCGCTTTTTT